GAGGTCTCGGGCTACAACAAGCCCAAGGCCACGCCATCACACCCCACCAAAAGCCACGTCGTCGTGGCCAAGTCGGGCGACCAGATCAAGACCATCCGCTTTGGTCAGCAAGGCGTCAAAGGCTCACCCAAAAAAGAGGGCGAGTCGAAAGCCAGCCAAGCACGGCGAGAATCATTCATGGCCAGACATGCAAAAAACATTGCCAAAGGCAAGATGTCCGCGGCATTTTGGGCGGCAAAAGAAAAGTGGTGAGCTAAATGCAAATCCCAATCCTCAACGGTATCTACGCCGACACCACTCCAGAGTTGCGCACGGCCTACCCCGTCAACATGGTGCCAGTGCCCAAGCAGTCAGGCATAAGCAACGGCTTTTTGCGCCCTGGTGACGGCATTGTGGCCAATGGAACAGGCCCAGGCACAGACCGTGGCGGCATCAACTGGAACGGCGTCTGCTACCGAGTCATGGGCACAAAGCTGGTGTCCGTGGCCAGCAATGGCGCCGTGACAGTATTGGGCGATGTCGGCGGCCCCACCACAGAGCTGGTGACAATGGACTACAGCTTCGAGCTGCTGGCCATTGCATCCGGTGGCCGTCTGTACTTCTGGGATCCGGTCGCAGCCACACTCACACAAAACACCGACCCAGACCTTGGCGTCGTGCTGGATGTGGTTTGGGTTGACGGCTACTTCATGACCACCGACGGCGAATTCCTCATCGTCACTGAGCTGACAGACCCCTTGCAGGTTAACCCGCTGAAATACGGAAGTTCAGAGGTGGACCCAGATCCAGTGATCGCGCTCATCAAACTGCGCAACGAGATCTATGCCCTCAACAGCAACACAATCGAGGTGTTCGATAACGTGGGCGGCGAACTGTTCCCCTTCGCACGCATCGATGGCGCTCAGATCCAAAAAGGCTGCCTCGGCACGCAGGCCTGCTGCGTCTACTTGGAGCGCATTGCTTTCCTTGGCGGTGGCCGCAACGAAGCCCCAGGCATCTATCTTGGCGCAGCAGCCACCACCCAGAAGATCAGCACGCAGGAAATCGACAACCTACTCCTGACCTACACCGAAGCGCAGCTGGTCACAACCAAGCTCGAAGCACGCAACGACAAGAACCACCAGCACCTTTACGTACACCTGCCAGATCGCACCATCGTTTATGACGCATCGGCATCCGAGGCGCTTGGAGAACAGGTCTGGTTCACCCTCACCAGCACCGTGGTCGACTTCAGCCAATACCGTGCACGAAATCTGGTCTGGTGCTACGACAAGTGGCTGGTGGGCGATCCACAAAGCAACGCCATCGGCTACCTGGTGCAAGACACCGGCCACCATTGGGGCCAGCAAGTCCGTTGGGAATTCGGCACGATCATTGCCTACAACGAAGGCAACGGTGCAATCTTCAACCGCCTGGAGCTGGTCAGCTTGACAGGCAGCGTGGCACTGGGCACCAATCCACAGATCAGCACCAGCTACAGCGTCAACGGCATCGCATGGAGTCAGGATCGCAGCGTCGCAGTCGGCACCATAGGCAACACAGCCAAGCGCCTTGCATGGTTTCAGCAGGGCCACATGCGCAACTGGCGAATTCAGCGTTTTCGTGGCGATAGCGATGCCCATCTCTCCTTCATCCGCCTTGAGGCACAGATCGAGGCATTGGCATACTGATGGCAACCGCACCCGTCTCCCGCAGGCTCAACCTGACCCGCGACCAGCTCGCGGCGTTCCTGACCGACCAGCAGCAAATCCGGCAGTTTGAGCTGTTGTTCTCTGTCGTCGATGAGTTGCAAGTCATCACAGGCACTGACTTCGAGTATCAGGCAGACACAGCAGCAGCCACAGCGAATGAGGCACTGGCCCAGATCAGCAGGCTTGCCCAGTCTTTGGAGCTGTTGGCCACAGCACCAGTCATCGAGAACAACAACTCGGTGGCGACGGATTACATCGACTTCAACACCACCGCGCCAGCACCAGCGGTGAAAGTTGGTCGCCTGCATTGGAATGGCGGTTACACACTTAACCTGGAAATGACGCCCAACGTCAACCAGGCCATCGGTGAGTCGCAGTACTACTACATCAAGGCATCGGCAGCCATTGCCAAAGGTGAACTTGTCATGTTTGACGGGTCTGTCGGGGCATCTGGCGTGCTCAAAGGAAAGCCATCAACTGGCGTGACAAACGGACAGCTCATCATGGGCGTGGCAGCCGAGGCCATCGCAAACAATGCGTTTGGGCTGGTCTCCAACTTTGGTCTTGTTCGTGGCTTCGACACCACCGGCACACCATACGGCGAGACATGGGCCGACGGCGATATCCTGTACTACAACCCATCGTATGCAGGTGGTCTGAGCAAAAACATTCCGGCAGCCCCGACACCTCATGTGGTGGTGGCCGCAGTAGTCAACGCGGCCCCAGCAGGCTCAGGCTCCGTTTTTGTCAGAGTCCAGGCCGAGCCATTGGTCAGTCAATTGTCAGACGTTTTTATTGCATCACTGGCAAACAATGACATTCTGGTTTATGACGGAACAGACCAGAGATGGGAAAACAAAGACCCAGCAGCCGCTCGCACGGCGCTAGGATTGGGCAGCGGTTTGTCAGTGACAATCACCACTGCAAAACTCACATCCTTGGGAACAAATGGCTCTATGACATTCACCAACGGAATTCTCACAGCTCAAACACAGGCGACATAATCATGACCGTATCCATCAAGGTGCTGATCCCAGCAAAGCAGGCCGAAAACGCACAAACCACGCAGTACACGGCCACCAACTGCAAGGCGATCATCGACAAATTCACGATCACCAACACCAGCGCAGGCAACGTCACGATCAGCGTCAACTTGGTGACATCTGGCGGCAGTGCAGGCGCGTCCAACTTGATCGTGGACACCCGCGCCATTGCGCCAGATGAGACTTACACCTGCCCAGAGCTGGTTGGCCAAGCCCTCGAGCCTGGTGGCTTCATAAGCACCATCGCCAGTGCAGCCACCTCGCTGACCATCCGCGCCTCTGGCCGCGAAATCACTTAAAGGAGAAACAGCATGGACAAATTCATGATGATGCCCAAGGGCTTCATGGGCCTGCCGGTCGAAGAGGAATTCATCACCGCAGCCGAGAACAAGAAGAATACCCAGGTGGTGATCGACGACTGGATGCTCGGCCCCGAAAAACCCAGCAACGAGCCCACAGCCAACAAGGTCTATTGGGTTGCGCTTGGCAAGGCTATGCAGGTCGACGAGAAAGAAGCCCGTCGTCGTCGTTGCTCGAACTGCGAGTACTACGACAACAGCACCATGACCCAGGCCAAGATGGAGCGCATCCCGCGCAACGATTGGGACACCGACGCTGGTTTCCGCGGCTACTGCAATAAATTTGACTTCATCTGCCACGACTTACGCTCCTGCCAGGCCTGGGAAGAGCGCGAATTCGAGATGGATTGAACAGGCCATGCAAATGTGGGACAATCTGGCCGCTGAGTCACCAAAGCCGCCAGCAGCTTGCCCTAAACAGGAGTTGCACATGTCGGTCGTCACTGAGGGAATCACAAAAGGCCATCTTCTTGAGGTCTATTCTGATCCGTACATCACCAAAGTCGGACACGACCACCGACCAGCCGCGCACATTGACCACCCTCTCGTTACCTACTTGTCCGCATGGACTGGCAACACATTTGCTGGCGCATTCATGGCGGTACGATTTACCCCCATCGAAATCGAGTTGCACGCACTTTTGAAGCGGTCGGCCATCAAGCATTCACGCGCCCTCGGCAATGCCTGTTTGCAGTGGGCATTTGCCCAACCAATTCAGCGCGTCACTGCTTACATCATTGAGGGCTTGGAGGCGGCCAAAAACTACTGCCTGAAGCTCGGCTTTAAAGAAGAAGGCCGCAGACGCGCAGCGTGTATGCAGGGCGGCATTGTCAAAGACGTTTATGTGCTGGGCATGACCCGGCTGGATTGGAGTTCAAGATGAGTTTTATCGGTGATTTTCTTGGTGACACGATTGGCGGCATCACTGGAGCAAAGCAAGCCGGTGAAGCAGCAGAACGTGCTGGGCAAACTCAAGCGGCAGCAGCAGAAAAAGGCATAGAAGAACAGCGCAGACAGTTTGATGCGCTGGTCGAGCTGATGGCTCCTTATGTCACAGCTGGCACTGGAGCAATGGGCCAACAGCAAGCCCTGATCGGTTTGCAAGGTGCCGAAGCACAAAAGCAAGCCATACAAGGTTTCGAGCAATCGCCACTGTTTCAGGCTATGACTCAACAGGGTGAGAATGCCATTCTTCAAAATGCATCGGCCACTGGCGGTCTGCGCGGCGGAAACGTACAAGCGGCATTGGCGCAGTTTCGTCCCCAAGCTCTCAACGCTCTGATTGAGCAACAATACGGACGCCTTGGAGGGCTGTCCACAATGGGTCAAGCATCCGCAGCAGGGCAAGCCTCATCTGGAATGCAGTCTGCCAGCAATATCGGCAATCTCTTGGCCAACCAGGGTGCAGCCTTGGCTGGCGGCATTATGGGACAAGGCGGCATCGCACGCCAGACATTTGGTGATGTTCTCAACATTGCAAAAACAGCAGCACAAATGGCTGGCGCTGGTGGAGGCGGTGGAGGAGGTGGAAGTATGTTTAGCGACCGTCGTCTCAAGAAAAATATCAAGCAAATCGGCACACGCGCCGACGGCCTAAACGTCTATGAGTTCGATTACATCTGGGGCGGCGGACGTCAAGTCGGATTGATGGCCCAAGAAGTCCAAGCCATCTACCCGAACGCTGTTTCAGAATCTGGCGGCTACCTCATGGTCGATTACAGCAAGGTTTAAAAACATGGCAATCAATCCACTACAAGCGCCTGTCAATTACATGGCTATGACTCCCCAGGTAGACCTGGGGAAATCATTTTCTGAGCTTGGCCAAGTTTTAGCGCAACGCCAACAGCAGCAACAAGCGCAAGAAGTCAAACAGCAATTTGCCAATGACTTGCAAGCAGCACAAACAGACGGCTCGCAAAAAGCATGGCTTGGCATGATTGCCAAGTACCCGCAATTCCGTGAAGCCTTTGGCGATGTCCGCAAAGGCGTTGGCGAAGAACGACTGAAAAACGAGTTTACACAGGGTTTTGAGATCTCCAATGCAATGGAAGCGAAAGATTTCCCAGCCGCCATTGACCGTACAAAACTTTTGATCGAAGCCAAGAAAAATTCAGGCGAACCAACCAAAATTTATGAAGACGTTTTAGGCGCACTCGAAAGAGGCGACTTTGCCGCTGCTCAGTCTGGCGCAAATTTATCTCTTGCAGTTCTTGACCCAGACCGATATGAGAAATCGGTGAAGGCAAGGACAACAGCAGCCAAAGCACCAAGCGAATTGACCCAAGCCATTGCAGCAGCAGACAAGGCCGTGGCAGACGCCACCACAGCTCAAGCAACGGCCACCAATGCAGCAGAAAAGGCCGCAGCTGATGCAGCCAAAGCTACGGCAGATGCGCAAAAGGCTCAAGTGCAGGCACAGTATGCTGAAAAAGTCGAGCTGGCTGGATTGGAGAAAACAGGCTGGGACGTCAAGAATCTGAAAAGCCAGATCGGTGATCGTGCTGCACGCTTGAATCTCGATCAGCAGACCACAGCCGCAACGGTGGCGGAAAAATTGTCCGGCATTCAGAAGAATCTGAGCGACATTCCATCTGACACTCGCAAGCTCATCAACGAGTCTGCAACACTGGCCGCAACATCCAAACAGTCTGCCGACCAGTTTAACGACCTGGCCAAACGCCTCGACGCATCTGGTGGTGGCTACGGTGTGTTCTCCAGCGCATCCGACTTCTTGAAGAAGGGTGCAGGCTTCCAGGGCGGCATGACGCAACTGCGTCAAGAATACACACGCCTTCGCAACACGGCGGCCATCAAGTCGCTGCCACCAGGCCCAGCCACAGACAAAGACATCGCCATGGCCTTGAAGGGCTTTCCAAGCGACAACGCATCTGCTGGCGATCTTTCCAGCTTCCTGCGTGGCATGGCCAAGTTGCAAGACGTTGACGCATCCATCAACAATGCCAAGACGGACTGGCTTGCTCAGAACAACGGCACGCTCACACGCGCCAAAAACACATTTGTTGCTGGCGACTACTCCACCAAGCCGGGCGAGACCTTCAACGACTTTGCCCAGCGCATCGTTGGCGATGTCTCCAAACGCTACGACCCTACTCAGCAGACCAGCCTGGTGAACCAGATCCCCACAGATCGCACCCCAAGGCCAGCAGCCCCAGCAGCAAATATTAGGTCGCAAGCTGACGCAATCCTGCGCGGAGGTCAATAAATGGCAACAGCCGACGAATACGCAGCATGGATCGTCAAGAATTCCGCCAAGCGCGGGACGCCTGAGTTCGACACCGTGGCTCAGGCCTACCAGCTGGCCAAGGGCGAGGAAAACACGGCCACATTCCAGCAGCAAAACGCACCAGCACCACAGCAGCCAGGCGTAATGGATCAGATCGTCGGTGCTGGTGAAACAGCCTTGACCCTTGGCACTGGCGCAGTCGGAGGCACGCTTGGCACACTGGCCGGAACTCTCCAGGGCTTGTCCCAGCAGATCCTATCCGGTCAATTCGGAACGCCAGAAGCCATGCGTGCGGTCGAGCAAGCCGCGGCAAAAGGCGCACAGGCGCTCACCTACCAGCCACGTACCCAAGCTGGCCAAGAACAGGTGCAAGCCGTGGGCCAAGTTTTGGCCAATGTCCTGCCACCAGTCCTGCCTGCAATCGCAGCTCCAGGCGCTGTCATGCAAGCTGCACGCACCGCAGCCCCAACCGTAGGCGCAGCCCGTCAGATTGGAACAGCAGCAGGCCAGCGTGCGGCCACAGCAACAGGCCAAGCCATCGCAAGGCCAGTGCAAGCGGCCACCACAGCCGTGCGCGAGACCTTGGGCATGGAGACCCCAACCGTGGCCACCACAGCACCAGCAGCAGCCGGTGCGCGTGTCTCAGGCGGTGCAGCAGCTACCCCAGAGGCCATGCGACGCGCTACCACGGCAGAAAGCCTACCCGTGCCAGTCACCCTCACCAAAGGCGCGGCCACCAGGGACGCCCAGCAGCTGGCCTTCGAAAAGGAACAGATCAAAAGCGATCTGGGTGGACCCCTACGTCAGCGTGCCGAGGAAAACAACCTGCAAGCCTTGCAGAACTTTGACGCCCTGGTCGACATGACAGACGCCCAGCTGATGGACTTGTCCAGCACTGGCGGCGCTGTCGTCAAGTCCTTGACCGAAGGCCTCACAGCAGCCAAGAACCGCACCAGAGCAGCCTACAAAGCAGCTGAGAAAGCTGGAGAGCTGGAAAACAACGTCACGCTCAACTCGGTGGTGGACTACATCAACGAGAACATCCCAGAGGGCGATCTTGCTCCAGTCCTCAAGGCAGCCCAGCAGAAGGCCATCGCAATCGGTGCAGCAGTCCCAGACGCAGACGGAAGACTGGTGGCCCAGCCCATCACCTTGCGCCAAGCCGAAAGCCTGCGCCAAACCTTCCAGCGTGCAGGCTTCGAGGGCGCAGACCAGTTCCACGGCGGCAGCTTGCGTCGGGTTTTTGACGTTGAGACCGAAGGCATGGGCGGCGACCTCTACAAAAAAGCCAGGCAGACCCGCATCGACCAGGCACGCAAGTACGAAAATCGCGCCATCGTTGCCCGTCTCATCAAGAACCGCAAAGGCATGGAAGACCCCCAAGTCGCAGCCGACCAGGTTTTCCGCAAATCGGTTCTGAACTCCTCACCAGAAGAAATCACGTTCTTGAAGCGCGTCTTGGTCACCAGCGGCAAAGATGGCCAGCAGGCTTGGAAAGAGCTGCAAGGGGCTACCGTGCGCCACCTCAGAGACGAGGCCACCAAGGGCATGGGCATGGACTCACAAGACCGCCCCATGATCTCCCCAGCCAAGTTGCACCAGTCCGTGCAGGCTCTTGATGCCAATGGCCGCTTGGATGTGCTTCTCGGCAAGAAAAACGCACAGACCGTGCGCGATCTCGACGACGTTGTGCGCTACGTCACCACAGTGCCACCAGGCACACTGGTGAACAGCTCAGGCACAGCAGGCACGCTCATGGCAGCCATCGCAGAAGCTGGGGCCACAGGCGCACTCACAGGCCTGCCATTGCCAGTGGCCTCTGGCCTGCGTCAGATCATCAAGATGCGCCAGGAAGGGCGCACCAAAGCCAGAATCAATGAAGCCCTCAACGCATTGCCACCAGTGCAGCCTTGAGCGACAATTCACCATCCAGGAGAACCAGTAAATGTCCGCACTCTCGATCCAAGTCCCTTTCCCGGTCTTTCAAGGCCGCGATGGGCAGCCACTGGAGAACGGTTACGTTTGGATTGGCGAACCGAATCTGAACCCACAGACCAACCCGGTCGTGGCGTATTACGACGCAGCCCTCACCATCCCAGCAGCACAACCACTGCGCACGCTCAACGGCTACATCTCACGCGCAGGCACACCAGCCCAGATCTACGTCGATAACGTCAGCTTCAGCATCTTGGTGCAGGACAGCAAAGGCTCGATGGTCTATAACTTCCCAAGCGGAACTGGCATCAGTCCAAATGCTTCAGGAGTAACGCTAACGCCATATCAGTGGATCACAGCCACGGATGTGCAGGGTGGTTTTGAGGATGTCGTTGACGTTCTTGGCTCCACTGCCGGTGCTAGCGAAATTGGGTTCATCCAAGCTGGAACTGGTGCTGTTGCATCCACTGTTCAAACTGAGCTTCGCGCCTTTGTCCGTCCAGAGCAATTTGGCGCACTTGGCGATGGCACAACAGACGATACGGCCGCATTTACTGCGGCAGTGACTTATTTGTCCAGTCTTAGTGGTGGTGGTGGCGGCACTGTTTTACTTGGCCCAAAAATCTATCGCATCCGTGATTGGACAGTACCCTACCGAGTCAATGTTTTGGGTCAAGGCGAAGTGACGCGTTTACGCTTCTTGCCTTCTGGAAATGACGCAACAGATTCAACGTCTTACGTCATCAAATGGACTGGTGCTTGGAGCACGTTGGATTCTTTCCGAATTGACGGTGTTGCCAGCGCAACAACAGGATACATTGGTAACGCTTTGCAAATTACACCAGATGCCTCTTTGGGTTTGCAACGAACTTTGCAGAACGTGCAAATTTCTACGTTTGCTGGATACAAAGCTTCTCCAGCAGGCGGTACTTACGGCGTCAACTCTAACTATTCCCGCGCAG